GTTATAGATGGGTTTGATTGAACACCCACAAAAGTGATATTATTCTCAACCAATTTAAAAGCGTTATTAGTTCCATCAGGAGACACAAACCCACTTACAACAATTGAACCGCTTTTAGTCCAATAAGCATCACTAAATAATTCAGAATAAGGTATTAAATTCGTAGACTGCGGTTCTAATAACCAACTTCCGCAACCATCTGTATAGTCTATTCTTGGGAGGTTTATCGCTACATTCTCAACTAAACCTTGTGCGTTAACCCTTGTAGCTGCTGAATTACGTGAGAAAGTGAAATCGCCATCTCCGTTTTCAGGTTTAATAGCTAACATACTACCGTTGTTATAAGCGGTTGCTGATAATAAAATTGATGCTTCGTCTAATAAATTTGCCATTCTATTCTATGTTTTCTAAAGCGGTTAATATTGCAGTTGTACAAGTTACATTCTCATAGTACGTTGCCCTTGCTTGTAGTGTAGTTAATAAACTAGGTATTGCACTAGGATATGCAAAATTGTAATAAATTCCACCCCAACCATATTGAATAGGTAAACCCCACCAAGAACTATTATATATTTCGTTTGCCATTTGCTTTTTCTTTTTTAGTTAAATATTTCTCTAATTTAACAACGTTTACTGCTTTCGGTTTATATCCCATTATATTACCCAATTTGAACCACCTACATTTTTAGTTGGATATACATCTGAATCTACATTTTGATTGTACTCTGGAAACTTTGAAGTATCAAAGCAAATAAAATCTACAAATCTTCTTGTGTAATGTTCTGCAAATTCTCTTTCTTTTTGTACTAAAAAATCTACTTCATCTTTAGAAGCAGTTTCAGAGTTTTCAGAAGAATGTTTAAATATTCCGCCAGACTTAACTTGATACGCTGCGAATGGAAGGTAATCAACCATAGCATAGTGGATTAACATAGGTTGTATATATTCATTAACCAACGTTAAATAATCCCCTGTTAAAGTACCGGCTATAATATCAGCAGATATTTTATCATATAATTTACTACCTAAATAGTTTTGTATGTGTATCTCTTGTGAAATCCTCACATATTGTATAAACAAATCAGTATCAACATTACCATCTATGATAGTGTTCTTTACTAAATCCGTTCTACTTATAAATAATGCAGTTGCCATATCTTATTTTTTATTTACTTGATGGATATGCTCCTCCGTTTGGCATATCTATTGGTGCTATTTTAGATTCTTTGTTTCCTCTTGGTTTTGGCTTATACGTGCTTGGTATAGAATCTGTTTCATCATATTTAGAAATTTGTTTAGCACCTTTTTCTGTCTTCTTTTTTAATCTATATAATTGCTCACTCCATACGTGTCCACACTGTTTTCCGCCCTTATATTTAAACAAATCGTAGTTATTTCCTTTATGACCGAATGATTTATTAACTCCAGCATTTGATGCTTTATCAATATCTTCTAACCGATACACAACACCTCTAGATGTTCTTTGCATCATTGTTTTGCAAAAATCTCTTGAATTACCGCTACTATATTTTTCAGCATATTCGTATCTAACTTTGTAAAAACCTTTATCTAAATAACTAAACCCATTTGGTTTGCTTGTTACTACATTTGCTAATTTTTGTATAATAGATAACTTTTCTTTTATTTTAGATTTAGCCCAATCTTCTATGTTTTCGTTTTCTTCGCTATATTCTCTAGAATCTACTAACTCCCATTCTTCGTCTATTTCTTCTCCCTCTAAAGCATCTAACATTTGGCTATCTTCAAAACCCTCGTTTTGTTTAGACATCTTAACACCTGTTTCTTCTTCTCTTGTTTCTTGGTCTTTTACATTGTCTAAATCAATAAATTGTAAAGGTTGTAAGGTCTTAAAGTATAGGTTTAAGCTAATTCCATTAAACGCTAGTATCTTATCAAGTGCATCTGTTAAAAGTTCTTGAAATGGATTGATGACAATATTTTGCATTAAAATAGAGGCATTTTTTAGTTCATCGGCATTATTCCCAAAACCTGAATTATCTTTAATACCTAATAGCATTGGAGACACAATCCTATGAGACATCATTATTTTTTTCTGTGACTCGCTTGAGATAAATTCGTACTGATTATGTGCATCAGAAATTTGAACTGGTGTAATGTCTGCTTGTGATTCTTTTGAATCGTTAAAAGCAATTATTAGTTTCCCAGCTGAACTTGTACCTTGAAATTTAGAAACTATTTTGTTTTCAATTAATGTTTGTGCCTCTTCGTCTGGAACTCCATTATTGAAATTTATTAAGGATGCTGGAGCAAAAGAATTTCTGATATTATTTAATGCAAATTCTGCAAATTGCTCTTCAATCTCACTAAAGCTAATCCCAGAAATATAGTCTGGGGTGCTATAATAATACATCCCAGCCTCATAGGGTTTAACATATAAAATCTCAATTGGTTTAGGTGTATCAGATACTCCAAACGCTGGAATCCTTAAAGGTTGTTCACTTGGTTTTATATTAACCCAATCTGGATGATAATAATATGCTTGTACTTGTTTGTCGTCTGCACTACATTTTTCTGCTCTTAAAGTTTCAATTGGCAAGTGTTCAACCTTTTCAATTGTCTTTTTATTTTTTGAATAGATAACTTGTATAGCACATTGTCCAGTTAGTTTTAAATCGTATGCTAATTGCCTTAAATCGTCTTTTTTAAATAAGGAAATCATTCTTGCATATTGCTCAGGCTTTTTAGAACTGTTTGTAGCATCTATACCTTTTCCGTATATCATTTGAGAGATACCAGTAATACAAGCACCAGATGTAGCACTTCCATTTGCTCGGTCTATCAAAAATTTGAAATAATTATTTTGAGCCCCAAATTCAACCCATTCCTTATTCTTTGATTCTACAATTTTAGGTGAACTATAAGTTGATAGATTTACAAAGCTAATCTTTGAATCTTTCTTTTTAGCTACCGTTGGCTTTCTGTATTTATTTATGTGTTTACTCATAATATTATAAAATCGTTATTACCACTCTTTGATTTATATACATCTTTATTTACTGTATAATGTTCGTTGTTAGATTGGTTTGTTGATTGGTCAGTACAAAATATTTTATCTCTGTAAATTATATCAGATTCAGAAACTACACCTTGACCGTTGTAAATTTTTAAATCGTAAAAACGCCCTTCTTTTAAATCAAAAACACTTGATAAACTAATATAGTTTCCAACTTTACTTCCAGTAACTAATAAAGTATTTGTATTATTTGTACTGTCATCCCTTAACTTTAAAGTAACAGAAGTAGCATATACTCTTGGTATAACCTTTATATTTTGTGACTCTGTAGTAGATAGTAGTATCTTCATATATATATAATGAATTTATCAGCTGATTTTAATTTTTAAACCAAAAAAAAAGGCAACCTATTATGATTGCCCTTTTTTAAATAAGAAATTAGATTAAGCGTTTGGATCTATTTGAGCCGCTGCATTTAAATTATCTAAAACTCCACCAGTTGTAAAGTTTGGTGCGTTTCTTTCATTCGCTACCATAGTTAAATTAAATGAACTAGCGTCAGCCATTCCAGCTCCAGTCAAAATTGAACCCCCAGTAGTATCTGTACCGTGTTCTAAACCTACTAAAAACACGTTTCCGTTATAGTCTTCAATCGCAATGTGCGGTCTTGATACTGCTAGTATAGCTATTTCAGCTTGTGTAGCACTATCTAATATAGGTAAAACTAAATTTAATGTTTGTGTGTAAAACGTAGTTCCAGCTTCGTTAGAACTCGTTATACTTGTCTCCAATGATGAAGCACCTTTGATATCGTATTTATACCAAATATTTGCTCCAGATATTCCTGTAATGTCTGCACCACTTACTCCGCCTGTTACAGTACCTAAAGTACCATAATCTGCAAAATAAATATTCTTCAAACCGCCGACTGATGTGCGGCATCCTAGGGCTCTCCCAGCTGTTAGTAAACAAGGCATGTGTATATATTTTTTTAAGTTATTAAAAAAAAGGGTAAGCAGATGAACCACCTACCCTTTATTGTTATTATTATTTGTTATTAAGCGTAGAAAACTGTGTCCTCTAAAATTGCTATTTGCACACTTGCGGTATAACGAGCGATAAAACGAACATTTTTTGAGCCTAATATTGACATATCTAAAACCGAAATTTCATTCTGGTCAGATAATAAACCAGTTCCGAAAAACAAGTTAGATTTTAAAGTAGAAACCATATTGTCATCAGCTAATCCATTTGCAGCTACAATTTTGATTCCATCGAAATACTGAATATCAATATCTTGATTGTTTCCTAAATTGTTAACTCCATTTGCTCCAACTCCGTTAGCAGAAAATCCACCTAATGCTCTTTTGTATGCTCTGAAAATATTTTGAGATACATAGATATATAAATCTTCGTTACCATATAAAGAAGATGGTACTGCATCAGCAACCTTTCCTAATTCAGCAATAACGTTTGCAGCAGTTACACCACCAGCAACTTTAGCGATGTCTTGACCAGTTGGTAAAGTAGCAGCAGTTAACAAAGTAGCAAAACCATCAAAAGTTCCAGCTCCAGCAGTTCCACTCCAGATGTCTTGTTCAGTTTGTGCAGAAATTTCAGCAGCCATTAAACCGATAAAGTAATCAGAGAAAGTTTTAGGCATATTATCGTGTGCAGAATATCCCATTGATATCGCTTCCCAATCAGATTGAAAAGGCGTCTTACAAAGTTCCAAATTGATTTGTAATTCTTTTGGCTCAATTATTCTTTCAGTTAAAACAACTGCTCCAGCATCTGTAAAATCGCAACTTGCGTTTGCAATAGCACCAGATAAACTAACTCTTTTTAAAACTTCTTTAAATTTTACATTTGGCTTAACCTCAATTAATCCATTTGCAATTGTGTTTCCAGATAAAAGTGCAGCGGAAATATATTTCCCAGCAAATTCTCCAGCGTAAGTACTTGTAATTGATAAACTCATTTTATTAGTTATTTAATTTGTTAAAAATTCTATTGATTGTATTATTTTTACCTTTTTGAGAGTAAAGGTTTAACTCTTTTTTACTTGTTTCATTTTCTGGATTGTGAGATATTCCCTCTACTTCGTCAACAGATAATTCAACAGATACTTCTTCTACTTCTTTAGATAATTTTAATTCGTTGATTTCATTTCTTAACTTTTCAATTTCAGAAAAGAAAGTTTCTTTACTTATTGATTCAACAACTTTTTTAGGTGTTGCAGTTTCAGATAAATCTTCTTCAACAACTTCTTCTTCTACTGGTGCTTCTTCTTCTGCTGGTGCTTCTTCTCCAGCTTCTTTGATTTCTCCAATTACTCCTTCTTCTAAAACTACGATAGTAGAACCATCTTCCGCAACATACTCTCCAACTGGTACTGCAACTCTTTCTTCATCTGCAACGACGAAAATTTCTGCACCAACTTCAAATACTTCTGCTTCTAAAATAGCACCATTATCAAGTTTCATTTGCTCTAATTTCACTTCGATACCGAGCAAGGTTCTAACTTTGTTTAACGTTTCTTTTGTATTCATATTTATATAATAGATATTAAGATTGATTTTGTGTTTTGGTTATATAGAATTTAAATACTATTAATTATAGATATGAACTTTTTGTGTTTTTTACTTCTATTGTTAGCGATTTAAATCCTTTTATATCATTAGGATTCATTCCCAATTCTTTAGCTTGTGATTCAATTTCAGATATAATTTTTAATGCTTGTGGATATGATTGCTCTAATTTACCACGTCCTTTGTCAACATCTCTTTGCCCAGCAATTAATTTATCTGTTGCTGCAAATACTTGTTTTTGTGTAGCCAACTCAATTTTTTGCGTTGCCAATTCTGTTTTCTCTTCCTTAAATAATTTGTTAAATACTTCTTTTTGTGTGTTCATTATATATATATTAATTAAATTTATTCTTCGTCTGTGTTGCTAATGTTTCCAATCCCTTGCTTCCAATACTCTGGAGTTTCACATCCTTTTACTGGATTTGTTTTACACTCTATTGAGTAAGTGTTTAAGCATTTACAATAAACCGCCCTCATTATGACAATGCTTTTTTAAGTTCGTTTATTAGTTTATCTTCTGCTGATAAATCTTCTTTTAATTCTTCGTTTGGTCTTTCTAATTTGTCTGCAAAATATCCCTCAATACTGAAACCTTTTACTTTACCGCTTTTTACATAGTCGTTCCAAACTTCGTCATTGTCAACTTTAACAGAACCCATCCAAGTACCAACTGGCACATCTAAACCATACAATGCAGTCTTATCTTTTTCTTTATCTTCTACAATCCAACTCTCAACTAATGTCAAACCCTTTAATTGCTTATCGTGTTCTAATGTTGATTGTGATTGATTGCCATTTTGAAGATACATTTGTGATGCTCTTGCAACTGTCTTTTTAGAAAAGAAAATATAGTATTCTTCTTTACCACTTTTTCTGTAAATAGGTTTTTGTGGTATTAATAAAGCACCCATCAATAAACGCTTCTCTTTGTTTATTTCTGCAAGTTTAATTTCTTGGTTATTAAGTGCAATAAAATCTGACTCAATTGCAGGATTTTCTACAACTGAAATTGCTTCTACTCCAATCGCTTCATCTTCATCTAAAATTAATTCTATTATCTTCATAATTATATAATGTATTTTTTAAATTATTTTGTATTTTTAAATTGAAGCACCATCTACTATTGCTCTCTGCATTGATTGAGCCGATGTTACATCGTTTGCAACAACATATGCTCTTGTAGGTTCTTGTGATTGTCCACCTATTGCATCCGCTAATTGGTTTGTATCACTTGCACCAACTACGTTAAATGCTGGAGGTAAAGATGGTGTTGCTGGTGCTGGTGTAGAACCGCCACCGCCACCGCCACTTGCAAAAGATGGTGCTGCTGGTTCTTTTGTACCAACTATTTGTTTAACGTTTGCAAATCCAGATGCAATAACTCCAGCTGCTGCAACTGCTCCCCAAATTCCACCTTGTGCAATAGCTTTGTTTGCTCCAGTATATGTATCTCTAATAGCACTTGTAATTGCTAATGCTTTTCCGAACTTACTATTTTGTCCTAATACACCAGCAATTGCACCAAGAGAATCTAAAGCAATTTTTTCTTTAGACTTTCCTATTGCTTTATCAATTTCGGTTTGCTTCTGTCCGTTGGCTTGTTGGTATGCAGTTAATTCATTCTGTGCATCTTGGA